ATGACCGCCAGTGAGCACGTCGAGGAGAAGCAGCCGGATGCGCCGGCCGCCAAAGCCAAAAGCGCTCGGTGAGGCGAGCAGTATAGCGGTGACGTCTCTCTTGGGAGACCTGGAGGACGTCGCCACGCAGTCTGATGACCCCTACCCAGTCAGCAAATCCTCGTCCCAAGCGCTCATCGAGAGCATCAGCGAACGGCAGGACCTTCAGCGCGTGACTGTGAGACCTCTATGGCGACCCTGACGGTGTTCCGGTGAGACCGCTCACCAAGGACGAGTACGAATTGTGGACGCTCCTGGAGCGCATGGACGGCGCTGAATCGCTGCTCGGGTTCGTTCCGACCATGACCCGCATCTACGAGGAACCTCGTCATCTGGCGCCGTTGGCGCTGTCCCTCTACGATGCCGAGCAGGGTCGGGCGGTGCGGGAATGCGTCAGCGTGCCTCCGCGCCACGGCAAGACCGAGAAGCTCCTGCACTTCATCGCTTGGTACTTGCAGCGACACCCGGACCACCTGCTCGCCTACATCAGCTACCAAGCCGAGGTGGCCAAGTCCAAGAGCAAGAAGGCTCGCCTGTTGGCGGAGCGTGCCGGAGTAGCGCTGTCGCCGGACAGCCAAGCGGCCGGGGAATGGCGCACCACGGCCGGTGGAGGTCTCTTGGCCACGGGCGTGGGGGGTCCGTTGACCTCTCACGGTGTTCAAGTCCTCATCGTGGACGACCCATTCAAGAACCGCGAGGAGGCAGAGAGCCCCATCGTCAGGCAGGCCGTGCATGACTGGTTCACCTCCACCGCCATGACCCGCATAGAGCCTGGGGGCAGCGCTTTTGTGGTCCACACCCGCTGGCACGACGATGACCTCATCGGGCGCCTGTTGCAGGATTCGGAAGTCAAGTGGGGCAACCTGAACTTGAAAGCCATCAGCGACGCCGGCTCTGCTCTGTGGCCAACTCGATGGCCGCTCGATGCGCTGGAGCTGCGGCGGAGAGAAGTCGGACCGTACAACTGGGCCAGCCTCTACCAGGGCGAGCCTCGCCCCAAGGGGGGCCGGGTCTTCAACGAGCCGGGGCGTTTTGTGGCAGCGGACCTGAACGGTGCCCGCATCGTCATCGCCTGTGACCCGGCCGCTTCGGAGAGCACCACCGCGGACCACAGCGCCATCGTCGTGATGGGGGCCAGGGGAACGGGCCTGGAGCAGATTTTCTACGTGTTGGAGGTCTGGCGAGGACAAGTCACCGTGCCACAGCTGGTTGCGGTCCTCCATGCGCAACAAAAGCGCTGGGGGGCTCCGGTCATCGTGGAGTCCGCTGGCGGCTTCAAGGCGGTGGCGCAGAGCCTGCGCGCCATCGACCCCTACTTGAAAGTGGTCGAGGTGACGCCTCTCGGGGACAAGTTCCAACGTGCCCAGCCGTGCGCAGCGGCCTGGAATGACCAACGTGTCCGGGTTCCGCTCGACAGTGCTCAAAAGCCCTGGCTCAAGCCCTACTTGGACGAGATGCGGAAGTTCACAGGTGTGAAGGACGCTCAGGACGACCAAGTGGACGCCACCAGCCACGCCTTCAACGCGGTGAACAAGGCCGTGTCGCCCATCGTCCGCGGTCCGACTCTGGCGCCCAACATGCCGTTCGTGTAGACGTCCACCAGCATTTGACGTAGGCTGCGCTCATGCCCGCGTACAAGCTGTTCAAGCAGCGTCACCCCGACTACAACGCAGAATACTGGGCCCGCTGTCGGGCGCTCTACGCAGGCGGCCGGAAATTGCTCGGTGACAAGAAGCTCTTGAAAGTCATCTTCCCTCAGCACGTCGGGGAGGAGGATTCGGTCTACCAAGAGCGACTCAAGCGAGCGTTCTACATCCCCTATGCCGGGCAGATTGTGGACTTCATCGTCGCTGCCATGTCTTCAGACCCGCTACAGATGCTGGTAGAGGGCGAGCTACCGGAGGGGTCTCCTGGACACGAGGAGAGCGAGAAACCTCCGACAGACCCATTCTATGAGGAGTTTGCCGAGGACGTGACCCGGCCCGGCGGCCGGAGAATTCCCATGGCGCAGTTCATCCGCCAGCAGCTGTTGGAGGCGCTCATCGTCCAGAAGGCGTGGACCTTGGTGGAGCTGCCGGAGATGCCCATGGACCTCGACAGTGGAGAGCCGGTCAAGCCCACCACGCTGGCCGAGGAGGAGCAGTTGGGGCTCCGCGACGCCTACCTGGTGCCCATCTGCGCAGAGCAGGTGGTGGACTGGGAGATGGACGACGACGGCCAGCTTGCTTGGGCGTTGGTGCTGAAGTCCACCAATCGCCGTCGGGGGCTCGCTTCTGGTCGGAACATCATCCGTGAGGAGTACACGCTCTACGGGCCGGAGACCTGGGAGCGTTTCGCCATCGAGTGGGACCAGGAGAAAAAGCCCGATGGTCCCGACGACGACGACGAGTGTGGCCGCATCAGCGGAGGCGGTCACAGTTTCGGTCAGGTACCGCTCTTGACCCTGGACATGCCGGACGGTCTCTGGGCCATGGGCAAAATCGAGAGCATCGCCGTCGAGCACTTCAACAAGCGGTGCGCATTGTCTTGGGGCCAGTACCGCTCGTTGTTCCAGTTCCTGGCGGTTCATCTGGCTCCCTTGGACCCGCTCAACTCCGCCACCGACGACCCCAACCGCGGCGTCAATCAGCGCGTCGGACACGGCCGGGTCATGGTCCTTGGGGAAAAAGACAAGGTGGGATTCGTCGGGCCCGACTCGGCGCCGTTCTCCGTCGCCATGGAGGACCTGGCCATACTCCGCGACGAGATGATGCGCGTGCTCCACCACATGGCCCTCAGCATCGACAATTCCGGTGCCGCTCTCCAGCGCTCCGGGAAGTCCAAGCAGGTGGACCAGAGCGCCACCACGGTGGTGCTGAAGGCGCTGGGGCTCATCTGTCGGGAGCATTCCGAGGAAATCTACCGGCTCGTCGGCGAGGGTCGCAAAGACGCCATCGACTGGTGCGCCCACGGCATGGACGAATTCGACGAGATGTCCCTGGAGGGCATGCTGGAAGAGGCGGCCACGCTGGAGACCGTGGACATCCCGTCGGCGACGTTCCAGCAGCACTACAAGTTCATGCTCGCCAAGAACGCTCTCGGCTCGTCCGTGTCGGACGAGGTGCTCAACACCATCCGCGAGGAGCTGAAGGGCTCCATCAGCCAGGAGAGCATCGAGGCCAAGGATCAGATGGCGCAGGTGGAGCTGGAGACAGCTCAAACTCCGCCGGAGCCTGCCGCAGTACAGCCGGCCAAGCCCAAGCCGGCCAAGCCCAAAAAGCCTCCCAAGGCGTAGCCTGTGCGCCCCAAGCTGTCAGCCGCAGAGCTGCTGACCCGCGAGCGAGCGGTCAAGGCACTTCTGTCGGACGTCGCTCACCAGATGGACACCTTGCCGCGTCCGGTACTGGTCAAGTTCTTGCCCGTCCTCGGAGACGCCGAACGAGAGCTTGCAGCAGGGTTGCGCAAGTTTCTAGCCCATGCGGTCCCCGACGACAAATTCACACTTCAGCAGTTCAGGAACGCTCTGACCAACGTCCGTGGCGCCATAGACGCTGCCAAGAAGTCCGCGCCTCAGCTGGCGCATCTTCTAGGGCAGGGAGGGGCGACGGCAGGGGCGTTGGCTGCCAAGAACGTGGAGCGTGAGCTGGCGGTGTTTTCCAAGCTGTTCGATGCGAGCTTGTGTCCGGCGCCGATTGTGCCGGCGGCGAGCATCGCGCACGGGAAGACAACGCTGATGCAGCGCTACGCCACCAGCGCCAAGCGCTATGCCGGCTCCGTCGGAGACGACATCCGTCACCAGATGGCCATCGGCCTGGTCAAGGGGGAAACCATCCGGGAGATGACCAAGCGCCTGGTCGGGCCTGGTAGCCGGCTCAAGGTCGGCAAGCTGGACATCTTGCCGGATGCCGCCGGACCCATCAGCGACCGACTGTTCAACAAGTACGAATTCTGGGCCTCCCGGCTCATCCGCACGGAGGTCTTGAACGCCTACAACGTGGCCGCAGACGAGGCTATCGTTGCGCTCGGCAAGGATGACCCCAGCCTGGTCCGACGTTGGGACTCCACGCTGGACTACCGCACTTGCCCTGCCTGCGGAGCCATGGACGGCGAGGTGACGGGTCTCCGGGAACCCTTCAAAGGCGGCATCGACCGTCCTCCGCTGCACCCACAGTGCAGGTGCTCGGTCATCGTCTGGCGCGACGACTGGGAACATCCTCGTTTGCGTCCTGCTGCGCTAGGAAGCGTCGCGGTCCGCGGAATGGGCAAGGACCCCCGGAGGGGGAAAATCGCTTCGTGACCAAATTAGGGCCATTCGGCAACGCGCCGAGGACCCTCCGCCGGGATGCTTGTTGACTCCGCCGCACCCTGCTGGTTAAATCTCTTTGAACAACCGGGAGACCAGCATGTCGACGAAAGATGACCCGAGCAAGAAAGAGCCGGAGCCGCCCAAGCCGGACGAGACCAAGTACATGACGCCCGAGGACTTCAACAAGGGGCTGTCGGAGAGATTCAACCGCTTCGCGGAAAAGCAGCTGCCGGACCTCATCACCAAGGCGGTGGCACCGCTTCTGGAAAAGCTCCAGACTCCGCCGGAGCCGACCAAGCCGGAGCCGACCAAGCCGGACGACCACTCGGAGAAGCGCTTCAAGGCGATGGAGATGCAGCTCGCCGAGGAGCGCAAGGCTCGCGAGTTGGAGAAGAACGAGCGTCTGCGCGGTGAGGAGCGGACGGCGCTGTCGGAGGCACTGGAGGTCGCTGGCGTCACCGACCCGGTGTTCAAGAAGGCCGCCATCGCCACGCTCTACGGCGAGGAGAAGCGCGTGGTGCGGGAGTCCGACGGCAGCATCAAGTTCAAGGTCCAGCGTGAGGGCTACGAGGAATCCTTGGACATCAAGGACGGCGTGAAGCACTGGGCCGGCACGGACGAAGGCAAGCGCTTCCGGGCACCGTCGGGCGCTCAGGGCTCCGGGCAGACCCCCGGCGGCAAGACGCCGCGCAACGGCAAGAGCACCAAGCAGGAGCGCGTGGACGACGCCGTGAGCACGCTCAACAGCGCTTTCTTCGGTCGCTCGTCCTAAGCTCCCCTTGACATCTGCGCGGTCCTCCGCGACCTTGTGGCTACGCCATAGGGAGAAACTCACATGAGCAACAAGACCAGCGTCAGCGTAGCGGTCCCCACGTCGGTGGTGGCCGGAGCCGCTTCGGATGTCGAGAACCTCGTCAGCGTTCGCGCGACGTTGGTGGGAGCCATGTCGGCCACGTACCAGGGGCAGTACAGCTCCGACGGGACCAACTGGGTCAACACCGGCTCGGCGCTCACCGCGGCCGGTGACCTGGCGGTGCCGGACATCGCCAAGCTGTTCCGGTGGAATTGCACCGCCTACACGTCGGGGACTCCGGTGTCTTCGGCGGAGGGCACGGCCAAGGTCAAGCGCCAGGGGTCCATCGCGGTCCCCACGTCGGTGGTGGCCGGGGCTGCGCAGGACATCTCCGACCTGACCAACGTCAAGGTGGACCTGGGGGGCGCGATGAGCGCCACCTACGCCATCGAGTACAGCGAGGACAACACGCACTTCGTTTCGGCCGGCAGCTTGACGGCGGCCGGCGAGGTCTCGGTCCCCGACTGCGCCAAGCAGGTCCGCGTCAACTGCACCGCCTACGTGTCGGGCACTCCCGTCGGTGCCTTCGGCGGTACGCACTACGATGCCGGCAAGGCGGCCGGCACCGTGGCGGTGCCGGTGTCGGTGGTGGCCGGAGCGGCGACCGACGTGGAGCACGTGGTCAGCGCCCGCGCTCAGCTGGTCGGTGCCATGTCGGCCACGTACCAGGGGCAGTACACCGAGGATGGGACCAACTGGGTGAACACCGGCTCGGCGCTCACCGCGGCTGGCGACCTGGCCATCCCGGACGCGGCCAAGATGTTCCGGTGGAATTGCACCGCCTACGTGTCCGGGACTCCGGCCGGAACCTACGGCGGCACCCTTCCCGCGACGTAACGAGCTGACCGCTCTGCGACAGGGCGTCAACGGAGTTTGAAAAATCTCCCTTGACGCCCTTCGTGTTTTCGGTGACCCTTCCAATCACGGCTCCTGGTGGGGCTGCACAGTCGGCCTCCTCGGTTGAC